GATGAATTTCGTCGTGATGAGAAAGTATATAATCAAGCACCTCGTCGGTTATCGCCCATTCGAAAAAGTTCAGCTGACCTACTGTAGTATCCAAGTCGTGAAACTTGACTCGCTTGGAGCGACAAAATGGGTCAAACATCTTTTTGCTATAAGCTTTCAAATGTGACTTGTAGGACAGGAATACTACAACATGCTTACCCTGCTTCGTCAAATACGAGATGTTATACTTTTTTGAATAGTTCGTGACAAACCAATCAATCAGTCGCAGGGAAGCTTTTGATTTTCCACCAAGAATATCACCGACCGTTTGGAGATTATCCTGCTTAGAGTAAAACTTTTCAAGACGATACAGTACCCATTGTTCCTGCGATTGAATTTCCATACTTGAAATCTGAATTTTCTGTGAAAACGAAATACACGTAACCAGATGTGAGTAAGTAAGGATGGAGTCTCATATTAAGTGGCTGATTGACACGTACGGGAACAGCGACCAGCGAACGAATGCGTGGCATCTCAAGCGCGGTGAAATGCTGACCGCTTCGGAAATTTACAAGACCGTGAAGGATGCGACTGCGTGCCAAAGACATGAGCTTATGGTAAACAAGCTGACTCCACGTGATTCATCGTCGCAAATGAATACTGCTCGTTCTCTGCTTTGGGGAACCCGATATGAACCTATCGCCAAGCATATATTTGAGGATATGTTTGGAGTACAAATTGTTGATACCACGTGTATCCCTCACCCAACCCACAGTTTTCTGGGAGCATCGCCTGACGGTATTCAAATTACGGCTGATACCACTGACCCGAGATATGGCAGATTGGTAGAATTCAAGTGCCCGATTTCTCGTGATTTCGACGAGTCAACTCCCGTTCCTAGTATGTACATCCATCAAATGCAGCTACAAATGGAATGCGCTCAACTGAACTGCTGCGACTACATGGAAATGAAGTTTCGCGACATGAATTTTACAGAGTGGTCGGAAGTCCAAACCAAGTATAAGTCGGTATTTCTAGTTTGCGAGGATGGCAACGATGTATTGTATCGTAACTTTAATGATACCCGGTCTATTGTAGAATGGAAGGATGAAGTGACGGCGGACGATGAGCGTAATTGGATGTTTGTATTTTGGGTTTTGCAAAAGTATAGACATCAGGTAGTCCAGAAGGATACGAATTGGCTCGATACTAATCTGCCATATTTTGATGCGACCTGGACGGAAATTAAGGCTCACAGAGCGGCAGGGACGCTTCCCGAAAAGGCTAAAGATAACACGGTACTCACGCTGTAAGTTACGCCTCCATGTAGGCCTGATACATATTCACTCGAAAAGGTGTTTCAAATCCACTAACAGCCCCGAAGTTTACTGGGGTCATTTGAAAATGATTGGTTTTCTGTTGGTAGGATGAGGCAGGTTGTAAGTCCATCTCTACCATTTTTTGTTCTCGAGTTGGCTGCGACGAATTGACCATCTGAGTCAGAACCCACAATACTGATGCTACTGCGAGAACTAGAAATATAATCATCCACATTTAAACTAATCTGCTAAAAAACGAATAGCGTTTTCATAATATTTTAAATACACAAGTATGGAGACACGAGCGCTTGACACTCTCAAATCAATCTTTAAGTACCGTGGGATTGAAGATGTACGCTATGAATCAGTAACGACCCCGCTGACCGATACGCACATGTATGTTTATGGCGGGGTGCTTGTCGTGTTTAGTGAAAAGGCCCGTGTATCCGATAAGGATTTAACGAACATGATAGAATTCGCAGATACCAACGGATACAACCGTGGCATGGTAATCGTCAGCGACGCCCATCCCTCTGCTGCTGTTCTCACCAAGCTCCGTCGGTATATCGCAGACCCCGAGCGTAAACTTGTTCAAATCTTTGAACTACGCCACCTGCAACTGGATATTTCACAGCACCGCAAGGTACCCAAGCACCGAATACTCATGCCGGATGAAATTGAACCGATATTGAAAGAGTTTCATGCGACAAGTCCTCAGCAGTTCCCAAAAATTGACTGTCAGGACCCCATGGCAAAGTGGATTGGTGCCCGACCCGGAAATGTTATTGAAGTGCTAGGACTATGTGAATCCTCGGGAAATAACAGGCGCTATCGGCTCTGTGTTGAAGACGTCACGAATGCGTGATGCTCCTATGAGAATAACGACTACTATGGCCGCAAATGCTATCAGAATAACATACAAAAATTGAGTGCCTTGGGCGACATTTGATTCCTGTTGAACCTGATTGTAAGACTCTTGCAGAGAATATACCTTATCACGACCCTGCTTGATATCTGCGTGGTGCTGCTTGTATTTTTCAATATCTGCTCTCAAATTACGAATCATCGTCGGGGTCAAACGGCACGTCTTACCGTCCGATAGTGTCAAAAATGACTCTATCAGCTGAGTAATTTCTCTATTTTTGTCCAGTGTAGTTTTGATCAGCATACACTGTTTGGCGCGGTCTGTTTCATTCATCGCAGACCTCAGCGCTGTAGAATACTCCGCTTTGAGCGATGCGTATTTATCGTTAAACTCCTTCAAACGCTTATCGCGTTCAACTCGGAACTCCTGGGGGTTCATTACATTTTGTTTAGATAGAATAAATGCCTAACGTTTATTTAATCGACCGTAACGACCCTGGCGCTTTTAAGAAAGGACCCGCGACGGATGCGTCTATGATAACCCGCATGAAACGCCAGCATGCGATTACCCTTGACATAATTTCACAAACCCCAAATAACGGGCGCAAAGGTAATGGATTAATTGTCGACGGCCAGCACATCCGTGGATTTCACGAAAACGGTGTCCGTTCGGGGTTTCGAAACTTCGGCGGAGGACTCGGCTTTTTCCGTGTAGTTTAAAGTAAGAGATGGACTACCGTCAAGTTGGCGATTCTATATCAACATTACTCAAAACCGCAGTGCCCGAAGGTGGGTCAACGAGCAAATACGATAAAATTCCTCTGGCAGACGACGGTCGGGATATAATCGTCTCCCACATGAAGAGTACCTATACGAGCGAGACTGGGGAAATGATTAACGGAAAAGAAGTAATAGATACTGCCAACACCTACAAAAATATGCTGAAGACTTCGGAGGGAGAACTTCAAGCTATACATGCCCAAGCACAAACGTTGGAATCCGAAATATCAAAAGAGAAGGAACACGTCAAAAAGTCAAAGGAGACTAACAAAATCCTACAAATACTGTTTTGGACTATTATGGCTGTAATCGCAGTGTATTCAATTGGCGGTTCGTGGGTTCATGGAGCAGGACTTGCCATACTGTTTGTTGGAGTTGGAATTGTATTGTATACCCGCGGAGAAAAGGAGACTGGTGACTTCTCGTCAATTAAACAATGGATATCCACGACCCTCGGACTATAGCAGACTTTCAAAAGTTCACATTTTCGGGACATTTGCGAACACACGTATCCAAAGTAATTGAAGAGAATATCAAACTCGGCCACGCAGATTACACATGTTACTGGGTGCTTGAATTATTATGTTCTGGTCTCGTTCATTCCTTGTGGAATATCTTATTTGAATGCGCAGCCAAACACGTTAACCGTGCTGCTCCTAATGTATTCTTGTATCTAGTCCAAAAATACGAACGATTCGCAACCTACGAAGGTCAGTATTCGGTTATGGCGATGACCGGTATACGCAATAACCAAGATGTCCGAGACTTAGTATGTGAGGCAGCGGCTACCGTGGCGATGTGTCGCAAGAATAAGTTGCCTTCACTACCCAAAATAAAACCAGAACACGATTTTCAGCATCTGACTATCCAAGAAAACTTAAAATCTCCGTCGGCTAACCACGGGCGACACTTGTGTCTGAAAGATGACCCGATGGAAATTTATATACCTCTCAACGAACTTGCGTACTGTTTGCGACCCGAAACTCGTGACGTAACCCGGGCACTTTACTGGACTGCGTGGTTGCTAAAATATTCAAGTCAATTCAAGAAACAAAATAAAACAGAGTTGGTATGTAATATTCGTTCAAACCCATACGTAGACGATAAGTTTGCTCATCACATAGTTTGGTTGCTTTGGGATACGGTTATGGATGCTGCTAAAAATTCACCACAAGCAGGAATACTCGAACCATACATAGAAGCCCTCTTCAAGCTACATTGTTTGCGATGGAATCCTACAAGCTTGAAAAGTCGCGCGTGTTTCCTGGTTAATGCGATTGTATACATTTGTGAAAGTACTACCCTGGATATTCACTATAAAGTGCCCCAAGATATTATCGCTATCAAGCAGCTGACTTCAAATATCCCACAGTGGATTCAGGCTATCCTACAAACCCAAAAAACATTTGCCTGAAACGGATTCACAATTCCCAATAGAGAGCAAGCATCGCAAGATGAAGGTTCTTATTTTCGATACGGAAACAACCGGGCTCCCGACGGACTGGAAGAATCCGGCACAGCGTCAACCTCACAACTGGCCGCACCTGGTATCCAGTGGATGGATGGTGCTTGATTCGGAAACAAATAAGATTGAAACACAGAAGTCTTATATCATCAAGCCCATCGGCTGGACGGTGCCTGAAGAATCTACTGCTATTCACGGCATCCGACACTCATTCGCAGAAAACTACGGGGCACCACTGGGAGAGGTTATTCGGGAGTTCTTTGAAACTCAATGCGATATGTATGTCGCCCATAACATGAATTTCGATGAAAATGTCATCATGAACGCAGTATACTGGGACTTGAAGGGTGAAATTTACAGATTTCAGTCACCGACAAAATGCTCTATGAAGATTTCAACTCCTATTTGCCAACTTCGTTTCAAAACGGGCGGTGGAAATAAACCTCCCAAGTTGAGTGAATTGTATGAGCACGTGTTTCGCAAAAAGCCTGTACTATCCAGACTTCACGGCTCATTCTACGACGCAAAGATTTTGACTGAAATCATCCAAAAGTGTGAGCCTATTAGGGAAGCGCTAGGTTTAAGCGTAGGAAGCAGTAGTTCAAATAATGGAAGAAATGAGAGTCAAAATATCAAAGACGGTGTCTTGTATGTATAACAAGAAAGGAACACCAATCACACGCGTTTGGGCGCATGATGGGTGGTGCTATATTCCGGAGCTGAAACTTAGACAAAAGTTTTTAACTGTGTCAGGCAGCACTGACAAGAATTTTTTGTGTGAATCTTGGAGTGGAGTTATACCGAAACCGGAGCATTCGGAGTCTCTGACTTACTTTCGGGAGTCTCCACTAGCTTGGGAGGAGTCGGGACACTGGGGCACCGACCGATATGAACACTCCAACCCCAGCACGAAAACGTCTTGCCCGATACTGCCTGCACGAAAGCAGCCTCTACAATAGGCTCTAACTTCTTAACCTCTTCCACAATCTTCTTTTCAACATCAGCTACAGCTTTTTCCATTTTACTATACTTCTCTATTTTATTGCGTAATAATGATAAGTAGATAAACTTTCAGTTCAATAAGGATGATTCTACTTGACGTGTTCTATGTAGCAGTCGCAACTATTGTTGTTATTGCTCTTTTACAGCTAATCACGTTCGCAGTCGTTCGCATTATGTACCCGCCGGAGCCCAAGGTAATATACCGCGACGTGCCGGTACATGCTGCTCCTCAAATGGCCCCGCTGTCCGTACCGGTTCCCCCGCCAGTTCCGGTGGCGCTGTCGGCATCATTACCCCCAGTTTTAACACAGCAGACGCAGGAAGTACAACTGCCGGAGTATGAAGCACGTTCTACACCGTCTTCAACGTCTTTACGACTGGACTCCGGCTTTCCGGACGGTCTACAAGAAACCCGCCCCCCAGGGGTTTGAAGTTCCACAAACCACCGGTAGATCCGGATGGCTAGTTTTTACACATGATAACAATATTCCCGTGTGTGTATGGATTACACCACAGGAGTGTTATACAGTCCTTTGTTCTGCCGATTTTCGGATATGTAATGATACATTTTTGCGAGTAGAGCGATTGAATGCTACAGATTTTGTAGTGGCAGATATTTGGGTATACAATTCAAATTGTATTTTTGTTTGTTCGACGTTTCAACAAAGATACGAATGGCTAAAAGAGTGGCTCACGATGTTCGTTTATTCCTTTCCGGGCTCAATCAAGTTGATTCATAAATCAGACCTAGTTTCGCCAAAGATTCGGGGATATGAAGTCTATACAGATGACATCGGAGCCAAGGGATTCTATCGGGACAACGATGGTGCTAAATTAGTTACAGTAAAAAAGTTACCCCTGCCAGATTG